TTGGCCAATGCTGGGAAAAGTCAGGAAACGTTCTCTGCTTTTATTAAGACTATCGAAGAGAATGAACCAGCAGAATATTTTGAAGATAAAAAATTGTTTAAGGATTTTGATAATTTGAATTTTTATTTTGAAAAGTACATTTTAAGGCCGTTGAAAAATTTTGTAATAAATTCTAGAGATTTCGATGTTTCTGCTGGCACGGAAGAGGAAGATGTTGATGAAAATTCAAATGAATTTTTGCTTGGAGAATAGGAGGTTTTATGGCTCCAAATCCAAGAAGAGCATTTAGAAATGAACAGATAAAAAATGAATTGTCTCAAGATCCGTTTATCAGGCCAAAATCTATGGTGTTATCTAAAGATATAGATGCGCAAAGAAAAGAAAGGCTAAAAAGGTGGATTACATTTTTTAGAAGGAATCCCCACAGGTTTATAACAGAATATTTTGGGATAAAATTGTATCCATTTCAAGTATTGATGATATGGATATTACAGAGAAGTGAGTTGGCCTATATTGTTGCATCTCGCGCATCTAGCAAGACATGGCTTATTGCTGTTTGGGCTTTGACCATGGCCGTTCTATATCCTGGCATAAAAATAAAAATTTGTTCAAAAACTCTTAAACAAGGTGGGCTGATTCTTTCCGAAAAAATGACTGGACTAATATCTAATCATCCGAATGTCGCAAGAGAGATTAGGAATATTACTTCCAACGCTAACACATACGAGGCAAATTTTCAATGTGGCTCTAGTATTGTGGTTGTACCAAGTAGTGACTCCGCTCGCGGCGGTAGAAGTTCGTACACAATCGTGGAAGAATCTAGAATTGTACCGAAAGATGTTCTTGAACAAGTAATCGTTCCGATGGCTGAGGTTAGAACGCCTCCTTACAGGCTAAATCCAGCATATTCCGGCAAGGAATATATTGAAGAGGCCAGAATAAGTTACATAACCAGCGCCGGATTTAAGAGCGAGGATTGGTATTTAAAGGTCAAAACTTGTATAAAGAGAATGGTAAATGGAGATGATACTGCTAATTTTTTGGCACTAGATTATCTTATTACAATATACCATAATATTAAAACAATGTCAATGATTAAGAACGAAACACAAGATATGGATGCGGTAACTATTCAAATGGAATATTTTAACATCCCCTCTGGAACTAGTGGGAAAGCATATTTCAAGCCTTCACTATTTGATAGAAAGTTGAAGAATGCATTCTATCCGCAGAGAGAAGAAACTTATAATCCCAAAAAAAATCCCCACGAAGTGAAAAAGATTGATGGAGAAATTCGTATAATTAGCGTTGATGTTGCTACCAGGGCTAATAAAATAAATGACAATTCGATTATATCATGTGTAAGACTTATTCCCCTTATTGGAAAAGGATATGAAAGACACCTCGTATACATGGAGAGTCATAAAGGACAACATGTTGGAGTCCAAGCCAAGAGAATAAAAGAGATCTTTTATGACTTTGAATCTGATTATATTTGCTTAGATCTACAAAACGCAGGGATAAAGTAAAAATTGTCCTCCCATCGGGTGACTGGTGGGTAATAAATCGCGGAATTAAACGGGGAAGCTGGAATGCCAATCCGAGTCCGAAGGCTATTTTTGAAATAGTCAGGCGCAGAGCGTACCATTTGAAATAATAATGGCAAGAGTCCGCGATATCTTATTGGAGAAATTATGTTATTAACAAAATCTGTTTTTACAAAGTGGAATTCTGGTACAAAAAGACATTATGAATCTCTTGGTTATCAATATACCAAGATGGGGGAAATATTGGAAGTCAAAGTGGAAGACTTGCCAAGAGGAAGTTCGGAAAAGGTAGATGTTCAATGTGACTATTGTGAAAAAATCTATAAAGTTGTCTGGGCACACAGAACAAAAATCGTAGATGAATCTCCAGTCCAGAAAGATTGTTGCTTTGACTGCAAAAATAAAAAGGCATTTGAAGTTTTCGAAAAGGTGTATGGCGTTCAGAATATTATGGATGTTCCAGAAGTCAGAGCAAAAAGAGATCAGACTATTCTGGATAGATACGGCTTTTCGAATCAATTCCAGAATGAAGATGTAAAAAATAAAATTAAAAAGACAAACCTAGAGAAATACGGGGAAGATCATTATAATAAAACCGAAGAGGCAAAGGAAAAGCATAAAAAAACTTGCTTAGAAAAATACGGGTACGAAAGTTGGATGTGCGTTCCTGGGAACTCCGATATGTTTAAGGGCGATAAAAGTCCAGTTTGGAAGGGTGGCATTCATGACGTGAGATGGGATAGGCTACAGCCAGAATATAAAAAGTGGAGAATTAGTGTGTTCTCTAGGGATGAATTTATTTGTAAAAAATGCAATAATAAAGCTAAGTATCTTGAAGCCCATCATATAAAGAATTGGAATGATTATCCAGAAGATAGATATTTGATCGATAACGGAATAACATTTTGTCGAGATTGCCATATTGAATTCCACAGGATATATGGCAAGAAAAATAATAGTGAAGAACAGATTTTTGAATTTCTACAATAAGATAAAGATTTACGCCGAACTGATAAGAATAAAAATTATCAGATCATAAAGATAAAAAACTTTATGGATAACAATATTGAGGCGTTTTTGATAGTTTAAGCGAACCAACATTATGTGAGGAACGTGGGATAACATTCCCCGCACTGACCGTTGTTGACGAGATGTTTGACATACGAGATGAGATTAGAGATGATTTGAGGAAAAATCATACAAGAGGCGTTAATGCCTTGCCCGTGATATTTCCTATTTCTGCTAACCAAACCCTTAATGCTCAAATTGCAACATATTTTAGATCGTCTTTGCAAAAGAAACTTTGGAAGTTTTTAATTCCAGAGGCCGATGCCGAAGAACATTTGACCAAAACAAATAAAGAGTTTACCGCCAATGCGATGGATTCTGAAACTACGGCGTTCTTTTTGCATCCTCATGTTCAAACTGGACTTTTTATTAATGAGTGTATTAATTTGGATATGAGTTTATCTAATGGTATGGTTAAGTTGACGGAAAAGTCTAATGCGTACAAAGACAGATACAGTTGTCTCTCATACTGTTCGTACATCGTCAGCACATTTTTTGATAAAAATCTTTTGACTGAAGCTGGAGAAGAAGATGGTTTTGGTGAAATCGCATCTTTGGTCCAATATGTCTAAAGGAGGTAAACTTGGAAGATAAAGATAAGGATGTTTTAATCTCGGAACAAGAAGTGGGATACGTCCTAGACTTCGCGCAATCTCTTTTAGGCGGATCAATGTATGGTGCATTTACTCCACAAATGGTCAATTCTCGCTTTAAAGATGTGACTCTTAATCCGATGCAAGCCACGGAGACAACGCTAACCAATGCACTAAATAGTCCAAAATCAAGCGAAGAACAGCTTCAGGCATTTTCTCAGGACTTTGAGATACAATCTCAAGTCTATAAGAAGTTGCTGGCCTATTTGGGAACTATGTTGTCGTTTGATATGACATACAGTGCGACCGCAAGAGAAGGAAAAACGGATTATTCCAGCGCGAGTTATAGAAAAGATTTAGATGCCGTAAAGAAATTTATAGATAAATTCGACTATAAGCAAGAGTTCCCCATGGTTGTCCAGGAGTTGCTTCGTAATGAGGCTTATTTTGGATTGAATAGATTCGATATGGAACAATATGTCCTACAAGAATTGCCAGCGTCGCCAGTATATACAATGATTACTGGACGTTGGGATTATGGTTTGATGTATAGTTTCAATTTATATTGGTTTATTCAACAGGGCGTACATATTGATATGTATCCTGATTTCCTAAAGGAAAAATACTCTGAATTATGGGGTAAAGGTGGAGTCAAGGACTATAATCCTGCGATTGCTCCTACATCAAGAGGAAGCTCTAGTTGGGTTTATTGGCAGGACATTCCCGTAGATAAGGGATGGTGTTTCAAAATGAATCCCGTGATTGCTACAAGAGTCCCGTACTATTCGGGATTGTTCTTAGATCTAATCCAGCAACCACAAATGAGAGCACTACAAAAGAATATCAATATGGCTGCTGCTGCTAGAATTGTGATTGGAGAAATCCCGTTGCTTAATAAATCTAGTCAAGCGGGTGGCACTAGAGATCAATTCAGTATTTCAGCTAAAAACTTGGGTGAATTCCTTGCTTTGGTGAAGTCTGCTATTGGTGATACTGTTCGTACAGCCGCAGTTCCTTTGACAAATGTTCAGGGAATTGAATTTCCTGCTGAAAATGAACTGTATGAAAAATATCTAAAAACAGCATTGGCTACATCGGGCGTTAATACCAATTTGATATTTACATCAGATGTTAGACCTAATGCTATTGAAAGTCAATTATCTTTGAATGTTGATGAATCTCAGATGGTTTC